ATGCTAGGCAAGACTGACACTAGAGCGGCATTTGCAATTGCATTGACATCTAGGCCGACTGCTAGATAAGTCGCTAGGGCTGTCGCTAGGAATGTCTTTGCCCAGCTTTCGGCCATCTTCTTTAGGTCGCTCATTAGATTCTCCTTCAAGGTTAAACCATTTGCCATCTGTGTCTCCCAAGCTAGTAAATGATATATGGAAGTGGCTACGATGCGGATTAGGGCCTGAGTATTTACGCCGCTTCCAGCCCAGTATTGGGCTCATAATTTTGCCATCGTAAATAATATATTTTATGCGTTTATCGCCTCGCTTGGCGCACTTACGAATCTTCTCGACCAGCGCATAAGCTTCTTCTTTATGTGCCGATAGGTCAGAATCTATGTCTATTGCTCTAACGATTCCATCTCTTGGAATATGGTCAGAAGTGCCCTTTGCAAGATGCCGAGCATCAGCAATCCAACCATCAGACTTCCTATCGCGATCAGGATAATCGTCATCAATCTGCTCCCGAAGTTGAACACCAGCTTTACAAAGTTTAGCCATTACGAAAGAAGCAGTTTGGCTTCATCTTGGGTAATTCCTAAACGATTTAATAAAGCAGCTTTAGATTTTGCAGCTTCATTCTTGGCATTTAATTCAGCAGCAATTGCTGCTTGATCGATTTCAAATTGTTCCAATTCTGATTCCGTCATTTCTCTTTCAATGATTTCGCCAGTTGTTGCGTTATGTATCTTAATCGTTGCCATTATGCCACCCCGTAAAGTATGTAAGAGCCGCTCGTAAAAGTTCCATTCTGCGGAATAAAACCGAGAGAGCTAATTGCTGTTGTTTGATTGTATAAACCGATGAAACTCCTAAAATTAAAATTTGTAGAAGTTGAGGCCGCGGCCATTGATTGACTAAAAAACATTTTCCAAGTCGTAGTATTCGCATAATCGGGAAAATAAACATAAGCTAACGAAATGTCGTTAGTGTTATTCGAGTCGGTAGTAAAACCGGAATAAGTCGCGGCAAAAGCCGTATTTGAAGTCGTCGCAAAAGCGGAAATTTCCGAGTGGCGGCTAGCGGTTGAATCATTATTGAAACGGATTCTAGCTTGCTCGTTGGAAGTCGAGTTACCTAGCGATCTAACAACCAACGCCAAATCTTTGTAAGTGCTGGGGATTGACGAAATAAGAACTGATGATCCAGTAAATGAACCAGTTGCAATTTGTGTCATTCCACCAGTTGCGATAGTTGCCCATTCGGGAGCCGTAGCACCAGAATTTACTCTAAGAAGCTGCCCAGCCGTTCCTATAGCAACTCGAGCCTTAGCAGTTGCGCTAGTGTAATAATCAATGTCTCCAGCAGTCGTTCCCGGGTTCAAATTTTTAACTGTGGTGTCTGCTGATGATCCAAGTGTGCGGATAGCAGCTGCGCCGTCTTTGACTAAATCCGTATCATCGGGAGTAGTCCAAGAGTAATTCGTTGTGGTTGCCATTTAATCTCCTATGCAACTATTGTAGCGTTGAGCCAGTCCAAAGTCGGGCTTATTGTATTCCAAGTCTCAATCGCTGGAATTGAGTTCCATCTAAACGCTTGAAGGCTAAAAGCAATAGGCGATACATTCAGAGTTAGGTTGAGCTGATTTAGGCTCGCCGTCCAAGTCCAGCCTTCTACGAATCCTTGGAATTCTCCGCCAACCATATTGGGTGGCAAATTGATGATATTGAGCGCTTGGCCCATAAATACGCCAAGAAGGTTATCTCGGTCCGAATTGTCGATTTCACCGCTAGCTAGTGGAAAAGTTATCTGCCGTAGGGCAAATTGAGGATAAGCGCGAATAAGTAGATAAAAAGCTGCTTGATTTTCAGCATCGTTTTGATTGCGAAGTGTGGTTGATATGGTAGAAGCTAGAAGTCCATAATCAGATATTGACGCGGCATCATTATCAGTTACTTCAGATCCAGAAGTGCCATAGCTAATTGTTATTGAATTTCGGACATCGCCAGCTCGCTTGACGATTGAAAGAGCTGGGCCTATGGCGTGATTGCCGTCCAAATCGACATAGCCGTTAGTTGCTAAATATGTAAATCTACGGGTTGAATCTGCATAGCCAATTAAACCCTGAGAATCCTCATATAAATATCCTAAACCGCTAGTCGCAAAGCGAGAAGCTAGGTTATAAACTGTGTCGTCTAAATTATTTTCGGAATGAAGCTCATAATCCCCCGGAGTATCAATCTGGCCAAGTCCGCTATTTTCTGCATCCTGCCATTGAACTAAGGGATCATAGCTATTCCAAGTCTCAGCCGCTGGGATTTCATTCCATTGGTCAAATAAAACTGTCTCAAGTAATTCTAAAATTCTATCGCCGTCAAATTGATGGGCAAAATTTCCGGTATAAACGGAGCGATTAAGTCGAGCCAAAGCACCTACGGCAGTTATTTGAATTCTCTGGCTAGTGGCAGTTGAGCCAGAAGTCTCAACTGTTATCCCTAAATCGGTAATAAAGCCGCCAAATAGATTTACATAAACTAAACTAGTATTTTGAACCTCAATAGTAACTGCGTCATTAATTTCATAAGGAACTGATGCCTCAGAAGTTTCGATTAAGGTCAGACTGCAATAGCCAGCGAGAGGTTGTGAGTAAATATCATCTCTACCTGAAGTAATTGTTAGGCCGCTAAGTGTTGCGCTAGTAACTGTTAAGCCATTAACCTTAACTCGGTAGGTAGGACTCCAAGCGGTCATATAATGAGGGCGTTACCGCCGCCGCCACTTCTACGGCTAGTATTGTTAAGCGCTGTTGCAACTGCTCGACTAAAACCTTCTTCATCGATTACTGATGGGGCATTGACATTAATAATAATTCTGTCTCTTTCTTCACCTCGTCTAAATCCTGCTAAATCAAATGATCCTGTTCCTGCTGTTCTTTTAATAAAATTTGCTTCGCTGACTTGCTCAATTAAAGTCGGAGTAGGTTGTTTAGTTGTGGAACTAACTGACCCCGATGCACCTCTGGATTTTTGGTAAGCACCATAAGAAGCATAAGTTTTTCCATCTACTGTTACTTCTTGAGACTCTGGTTCTTCTAAGCCCATATCTTTCAATGAAGATCCAGGAGTAAAACCTGAAGGCAGGCTAGACGATGAAACTGTATTGCTACCAGTTGCATTAGCAGCTGATGATTGATTATCAAACATTTTTACTGCTGCGATAATTGCTCCAACTACAGCTGCGCCAGTAGCCAAACCAGCTAAAGGATTCAAAGCAAATCGAGAAGCAATAGCTGCTGCTACTGCGCTATTACGCAAAAGGTTGTAAGCAGTAATTAAACCAGTAATAAGAGCGATAGTTGCTTGAATTCCAGCTGCTATTTTAGATACTACGAATACTGTTGCTATGACCCCAGCAACGACCATAAGCTCATCCTTAAGATCGATAACTGTGTTTATAAATCCTCTAACCTTCTTACCCCACTCAATAGCGGTTTTCTGGCTATCAGTCAGAGCTTCATCCAAGCTATCTTGACCCGTAAGGCCAGCGATAAATGCTTCTAAAGCTGGAATGAAGTTATCCAAAATCCAAGCCGTAAGCTCTTGAACGACTGGAAGCAATGCAGCGCCAATAGATTCCTTGGCTTCATCTAGAGCAATCTTTACGCGCTCTAATTGCTTGGCTGTGGTCTCTGATTCCTTCTCGGCAAAGTTTCCAAATGTGCCAGTCAGCTGCTGGAAAATTGCGTCAAAGTCTTTGCTCTTTATAATATCTGCATCGAGGCCGAGGCCAAGCTTGCCTAGAGCGGCAGTGTTGCCGTCATAGGCTCTGCCTAAAGCGTTAGATATTGTCTCTAATGGCTTGCCTGTTGCAGCACTTAAATCTAATGCCAAATTTAGCAACTTCTGAGCTTCTTCTACATCTTGCGTTGATCTAACTAACCTAGTAAAGGCAGGGCGAAGATTGTCGTCTGTTACGCCGACTGCGATAGAAGTTTGTTTAATATATTGCTCAACACCAGCAATTTGTTTTGCTGTAGCGCCAGTAGTAGCCTCAATCGTTTCAGCTAATCTGCGCTGAGCGGTCTCATCCTCAGCAGCGGCTTTAACTGCGCTGACTGCAAATGCGCCAATAGCTGCGCCAGCAACAGCAAAGGCGGCTGCAGCCTTCTTAGCAAATTCTTTAGCGCGCTCGCCAATATCATCAATATCTTTCGAGCCATCTTGTAATTTCTTTTGGAAATCGGCTGTATCGGCTAGGAGCTTGAGTGTTAATGCTCTGGAATCAGATGCCACTTATGCCCCACTTATCTAATATCTTGTTAAATGCTCTAGTCCATTGTGCCACAATATTTTTCTGCTCTTGGCGTAAAGTTGGATAAATAAACCATCCGCGAGAGCCGCGCCCTTGTTTGCCAGAGTAAGCAGGAAATTGCTTAAATTTATTTGAACCAAATTCAAAGCCAGCCCAAAGCATTTGAGTATTAGCCCCACCGCTAAATCTTTGACCAGCAAAACCATACTTAATTTCGCCAGTAGTGCTGGTCTTAGATACTTTAGATCCGCTTACGATTCTGTTAATGGCTTGTTGCCCTTTAACGCGAGTAGAAGCTTTGGCAGCAATTTGTTGCTGAAGGTAAGTGGCAAGATTGTTAGAAACTCCGCGAGCCTCGGCTTTGGCTTCATCACCTAGCAAGGTAAAGGCTTTATACACTTGACGCAGTTCTGTGCGGTCAAATGCTGCTGCTTCTTCAGCCATTGCTATCTCTCTCCTTTATCAGCTCGACTGCCGTTGCTACATCGTCCCAATCATCCCAATACTGCATCGGGATACCAGTCCTAAGAGCAACTATTACTAAT